ATGCGCTTTAAGAGCACCACCTTGTCCTGATTGGCTTTGCGTTGCGCCTCGAGCTGAGTGCCCAGCCAGATGATGTGCTCGCGCATGACTTGTCTCTCTTTATCTTGCATTGCGAATCCCCCACATTGCGATCAGCGTTGCCTCGGCTCGGCCATCGTCTTTGACGCGCTTGAAGTATTCCGACATGGCGGGGAATAACTCAATGGCACGCTGTCTGGATGCGTCTTTGCCTGCGGCCTTGCCCATGGCCTTAGTCCATGTGGCTGGTGCAACATAGGTCACTGGCACACTGAGTCCGGCCAGCACACCTTCAACGACACCAAGGCTGCGGCCAAAGCCAAACATGGCGGTTACGCCTTGACCTGGCCGCGCCGCTGGACGCTCCACAATGGCTAAATCTGGCTTGAGAGACTCAATCAAATGAGCCAGCAAATTGGGTGAGACCTGTCGTTTGGTCTTTTTGTTGATGTCCACCGTCAGCGTTGGCATATCGTGTACCGATAGCAACTGGCCGTCTACCAACACCGCTATAGCGCCGTTTAAGCCGCAGTCAATTCCGATGGTTCTAATCATTTGACGGCCTCATCCATGGCCTTGTTGAGCATCGTCATGCGTGCTGACACCAGCGCATCCGCTGCCTGCTCCAAGCGCACCACGGTGCTGTAAAGTGGCTCTGTGATGCCGTTCTGCCAGCGACTGATCTGAGCCTGATTGATCTCGGCCACGCGGGACAGATCGGACATCTTGAATCCGGCAGCCTCTACCTTGTGCTTGATGTCCAGAATTGCTTGTTGTGCTATTTTCATGCGTAGAATGTTAACCATGTTTTGTGGAGATGGTCAAGTTTAAGGCAAAAAAAGAGGGTTGACTCACGCCAACCCTCAAGGCAACTGCCGGAAAGCATGACACCGGCAGAGGGATTGTAAGGGATGGAATACCTGACTAAATCGCATGGTATTTGACAGATTTGGAAATATTGATATGATTACTTCGTCAACAACCTGAAAGGCTTTTATGAACCACACACAACACGCATTCACCGTAGAGGCGCACCGCCGCCTCTCCAAACGCGCAGAGGCAGCCTTTGACTACCTGCTGTGCCTCGCCATCGGCACTGGCTTGGCTGCACTGCTTGTCGCATGGTGGTCGGCATGAATAACCCACCAGCATTTCCAGTTCAAAGCGTTTACATAGAAGACCAAGAAACAAATTCAAGAGGCATGAGTCTGCGTGACTACTTTGCTGCCAAGGCAATGCAGATCATGTGGGACGCCTATGACAAGGGGTATTGCGGCCTGAACAACAACGACGCGCCAAACGTGGAAATCATCGCGGCTGGCTCCTACTCAATGGCAGACGCAATGCTGAAAGCGAGAGAGCAAGAATGAATAACCCAAAGGAGAAAACCATGTCACAGACAATGCAAATGGAAATTGACCGCGCTGTCAATAAGTTCACGCCACCCATGGAAGTGGGCGGTGGATTTCTCACCCGCGATGAATACGCCAAGTTTGCGCGTATGGCAGTCACCGAGGGCACATTGATCGGATGGGCGCACGCGGAGAACATGACACGCGAAAGAATGCAACGCAAGATCACCGAGCTGGAGCATGAGGTCAGCATACTGCGTGACCGCGTGAAAGATGTCGAGATGGAATTGCTGGCGACTCAAAAATGAGAAAGCTCAACTGGACACCCCCACACGGCACAAAGATCACATGGCCAACCATTCATGTGTTTGATGCCGCATTCACACCAACCAGAGGCGCTGATGTGCAGGCAATTTGGCGCAGATACGGTTGGACACCACGCTTTGGCAACGCGCCAGCGGTTGACGAACCCATCCACAAATCCAAGGTGCTGCGCGTATGGAAACCATAATTAACTTTTTGCTTGTGGCGGTGCTCTCCATCACAATCACGCTACTGGTGATCTTTTGCGTCATCAAATTTCTGCTGGACCAGACCGAGGACAAATAGATGGCACGCCCAAAGACAGAGTTGACCACCAACCCCAAAATCATAGGGGCGCGGTTGACGCAGGAGCAATTCAAAGAATGGCGCAAACTGGGTGGCGGCCTGTGGCTGCGAAAGTATTTGATTGAGAGTGCTGAGAAAAGGAAAAAGCAATGAAATCACTTAGCAAACTACATCAAGAGGCAATCACCCAAGCCCAAAACGAAACCGATCAAAACAAAGCAGCGGCGATGGCGATGATTGAGAAGCCAATTGAGATGATTAAGGCCATCATGCTCAAGCATGAATTGGCGGTCATCGAGGTGATGCGTGAGTTGCATGAGTCCCGTGAAGCGGCAGTCAGGGCAGAGCGTGAAGCCTGTGCAAAGTTGTGTGAGGATGGAATTGTTAAAGGCGGTGAAGTGTTTGCGGCAAAAATCAGAGCAAGGGGAAACACATGAGCAAAGACACAAGATGGGACAGAAGCATAGAGACTTTCTCAGATGAGCAACTTTTATTTGAGTTGGTCAGACGCAATGGTTTTCAACGAGCCGCTAAGAAGACAGAGTATTGGGGAAAGGGATGGGTCACAAGTGTTGTCGGCATTGGCAAAGACCACAGCGTATCCATCACTATGGACAGAGATGACTTCAAAGAGTTGTCTGTGTTGGCGGTTGTTGGGTTTCAAGACAAACTCAAGGAGAAGAACACATGAAATACGAAGACATAAAAGACTTCTATCAACGCTGTGAAGAACACCCTGACCATCAAAACGGCATCATATGCAACTCAATGATTCAACAGCGGTTGCATGAAGAAATTGACGAACTGCGTGAGTTCATTGAACAGCAACTCAAGGAACGCAATACTTGAAATCCGCAAGACTGCCCAAGGTAATTGACTTACTCCAGCGCACAGCCTGCACAGCGCCAGAGCTGGCGGCCAAGGTGTACTGCACCGAGAGGTCAGCGCAGCAGATGATCAACCGTCTGCGACTCGCTGGCACTGTCCACATACAAGAGTGGCGCAGATCGGGCAGAGTGCTGGTGGCGGTGTACCGCTATGGCATCGGCACTGATGCCGTCAAACCTCCACCACTGACACCCATGGAGAGGTTGCGTAGATTCAGAGAGCGCGAGACATTGGACGATAAGGCTTTCCGCTTGGCAAGGGAAAGAGGCAAGAGGTTAAAGCCACGGCGTGATCCGCTGGTGGCTGCACTGTTTGGAGATAAGTGATGATTGACAAAGAAAAACTCAAAGCATTTTTGATTGAAATGCTTGATGAGGCAAATGAAGTACAAGTCGCATCCGGTGAAACACCGTCAGCGCAGGAGGCCATAAATCAAATTATTGATTGGCTTGATGAAGATCAATAATCTTCTTTTTTCAGGATGCCGCCTTTGGTAATGCCACCGGCATAAGCCTGTCCTCTGATAATTAAGTCTCTGGCGCTTTCTGGAGAGATACCCAATCTGGTTGCTGTCTCACCAATTTGTTGCGCCAGCAACTCTAGCTTTGGCGCACCAATAGGTGAAGTCACTCCGGTTGCGCCTGATCCAGCGCCCCAAATAACAGCTTGTGCAGGCACTGCCTCAAGCTCCATAGGTTGCGCCACTTTCTGATTGAACCACGGTCCAAGCGCAACCATCTCAGGCACTGACGCGCTGGCCTTTGGTATTGTTTGAACGCCCTTAGAGGTTGTTGCGCCACGCACATCAGGCAAACCTACCAATCGTGACCAGTGTGCGTCTCCAACCGGCCATTGCGTTTGAAAGCCTGTCTCTGGCACACCAGACGCATGGATATAGCTTGGCACTTTGGCAGAGTCCATGTCCAGCAATCCACCGGCTAAATACTTGCCCATTGGACCGGCCTGCGCGGTGCTGTGATATGGATGGCCGATAACGCCAGCCAGTTCTGGAGGAAAATTCTTTCCTCGTTTCTTTTCAGAAATACCGCCAAAAGTTCGGAAGTCTTCAAATCTTCCCATGGTGTCCATCATGTTGGCGGCAGTACCACGGTTTAATTCGGTGAGCACCTCGCTGCCAGGACTTGACATCCCTGTCAGTGCATTGAATTTGTTGTACTCGCCAATAGCTTTGTCAGCGCCATATATATCAACAAATCGCTGATATAGCGGGTCCATGGTGTACCAAGATGCCATGCCTTTGTACAGTTCTGGCTGCTGCTTTGCCTCGGCCACAATGTCTTGCAAACGCTGCACATTGCGCGGATTCATAACCTGTGGCGCGTGCTTTGCACCTTTAGGATTGGCGGCAGTTCTAAACGGTACATCAGTGATATTGCCAGCGCGAGTGCCTTGCTGAGAGATGTCAAATAAGTCCTGTCTGGTCACGCCAAACAATTGTTTCATCAGAGGGTTTTCTGTAGCCACACGGCTTGTTGCCTCTTGCACCAATTCACGCGGGTTTTTATAGATATCAGGAAAAGCAATGCGTGATGGATTCATCACGGTAGCAATCTTCTTAGTGATGCCAGCAGGCGCAAACGACATTGGACCAGACATTGTCATGTTGACAAGTTCATCGAAAGCCGCCTGATCAGTGACCTTGATGGGATTCTTTTTATCTGCAAATGCGCGAGCATTTAATTCTCTAAATTTGTCTCTGGATTGCTCCATATTCGACACGCCAGATTGCAATAAGCCGCCAATGCCTTGCAAAGCCTGCGTCCTGTTTGGGTCTTGCAGATAACCCAAAATATCGCCAAGTAATCCAGTTTCTTTTGCCATGATTTATTGTCCTTGCTGAAACGCGTTTGGCACTCTTCCTGCCGTGATGCCGGTCAAACTGTAAGGCACAGTCTTGCCGGCAAAGCGTGAGAAGTCGTTCAGTTTCTTTTGCAATGTCGCCATTGCACTGGTGTCAGTCAATGCGCGGCGCACAAGATCAGGGTCTTCGGAGACAAGTATCTTTGCAACAGCATCGCGTTGTGCCTCTGTCATATTCTTATTTTGTTTGGTTGCAACTTTTTTCACAATGCTTACTGCTGATGATGCCATCGTCAAAGGATTTGCCGACATCACATTTGCAATCTCTTCGGCAGAGATATTCATTCCAGTGCGAGCCGCCTGCAACAATGTTGGAGCAGTTGAAGACCCACCAAGAATGTAACTCTTGGCGGCTTGAGACTGAGCCGCAGTGTTGATGCGTTGCAAGATGCCAGCTAGTTCATCGCCAGGATAAATCGTCCGCAATATCAAACCCTCCTTAGAGTTTGCATTTGCAAGATTTGCCATCATTGATGTGCGTGTGCCAGTTGTCATTTTGTTGCGGATGGCATCCATAGTGCCTGCGCGGAATGCGGACAGCGCGCCAGGCTTTTGCGACAACTCTTCCACCAAAATAGCAACCTCATCTGCACTTTTGCCAAATACCTTACGGCCATCATCGAATGCATCCCTTGCGGTGCGCCTCACAGCGGCCTGCAAACGCGCATCAGCGAGCTTCTTCGATGATGTGTCTATTGCATCACGCAATGCTTCTTCAACCTCTTTGAGAGCGCCACCAACACCGCCACGGCCTGTTTGATATGCCTGATCTACTGATGTCTGAATACCACGCCGAATTACCTCGGCATCTTCCAGTGTGGGTGTGCGGTTGAAGTTGATGTTGCCATTCTTGTCAAATGAGAAAAATGGCTTTTTGCCGGTTTGTGCAATATAGATATCGTTGATATCTTTTACTGCTGATGGTGAACGCTTCAAGGCATCAGTCACACTTTGCAACAATGTTGAGTCAATAACTCCACCAGTTCCAAAAGCATCTTTGTATGCCTCTGTTTCAAGTTCTTTGAGTTGCTTGTCATTCAACTTGAATTGACGCAACACATTACCCTCTTGGCCAGCCAGAGTCTTTTGCATATCTGTCAGCACTGAGGTGCGTAGCTCTTCAGGTCTGCGCGTCAAAGACGACATCAATGTGGTTGATGGTTTTCCACCTTGAGCGTACAGACCGCGCACAGCGGCCAGCAATGTGGCGTTCTCAGCCATGATCTCACCGCGAGCAATGCGGTCAATGATCTCATCTGTGGTGAGTCCAGTTTCACCCGCCAAACGCTGTAATTCAGTCTCAACTACTTTTGCGCCACGGCCACCAGCAAGACGGCGAGCAAAGTCTGTGACCTTATCAACAAGCATTCCAGTGCCGGTAATGGCCGTCTTTACTACTGGTGCAACGGTTGCGCCGACTGCTGTACCGCCAGGCACATTTGCCAAACGACTAAAGACATCACCCTCACCAGACAGGAATCCGGTTGTGCCCCCATACAAACCGCCAAGCGCAGATGTTCCAACCAATCCTCTGACGACATCTGCGGTTGTCTTTGCCGCCATAGGCACTGTTGCTGGTGCGGCTGCACCACCAGTTCCTAATGTGACGGCAGCCGCAGGCAATAGACCGCCAAAAGCCTCATAGCCAAGCGATTCAAATGGCCTGTCCTTTTGATAGGCTTTTGTTTTTGACCTGATGTCAGCCAACGCTGTTTGATAGTCTTCGCCAGCCATTGAACGCAAATAAGCCTCTGCCTCATCAGCGCCTGTCAATGTTGCGCCTTGTGCAATTGCACGCAAACGCTGTGTAGGCGCTGGTGGCGCAACTGCAACAGGAATTGGCGCAACTTGCGTTGGTGCTTGCTGAGTAGGCAAACCACCAGCAACCTCCTTCAATGCTTCCAACTTTTCCATTGACAGTTTTGAAAAGTCACCCTTTTGGATAGCCTCTAGTTCTTCATAACTGAATTGACTTAGTCCATCACTCATCGTTTTCCTCCAGAGGCTTTGCGTCTGTCAATCTCTTGTTGCACCGCATTTTGCAATGGATTTGCTGCTGGTGCGCCATAGACTGGCACTTCATACATTGGCGCAATCTGTGCCAACGATGGGATCGTTCTGACCGCTGTACTTAACAACTGTCCATGCGATTCAGCCCTTGCTCTTGCTGATCTTTGTGCAGCAAGTAAACCGACACGCAACTCGCCTGCCGTCAAACTTACATCACCACCAGCAGCGCGGCGCAAAATTGCTCGCTCTGCATCAGTCAATGTACCTTGTCCACGCATTTGAGATGCTGCATCAAGTTCTTGCTGTGCAAGTCCTTGCACAACAGTGGCGGTATTTTTAAGGATTTGATCTGCATCAGCGCCAGCAACATTTAATTGTTTGCCAACACGCAATAGTGTTGCTCTGAAGTCAGCGGCAGGACCAGTGATTGCCGTATCAAGTGCAGGCAAAATTCTGTCAATGTTTGCAAGTGTTGCATTGGCAGACCGCGCCATATCTCTTGATGCGGCAAGGTCTTTGACTCCCTGCTCATATGCAAGCGCAAGGCCACCTTTTTCTGCGTTTTGAGTTATGTTGGCAGCGCCTGATCTGCGAATCGCCATGATGTTTTCGATGGTGATCGGCATCTTTGCCGCTTCTAATAATTTAACTTCAGCTGGCGATGCTTCTGGTTTTTCGTAAGGCATTACGCCTGTAACGACTCTTCTATCGCCTTTTTTGTTGTACTGCACCATTTGAGTTTGACCGCCAACCACTTCAGGAACAGCAGCACCAAACTCTTCAGCGCCCAAGTCAGCAGGCGCAATTGACGCTGGGATTGGACCTTGTTTGGTCATGTAATAGTAATTGCCATCAGCACCCTTGAATGCTTGGCCTGTGATCTCTGGTGGCTGAGACAGCTTTAAGAGTTCTGCTCTGCCCTCTTTGGCAGGCATACGCCGCAAGATGTCCATCTGCACTTGCGTCAAAGCAGGCATACCGCCAGTTGTTGCAGTACCGGCAGGCATAGGCTGACCAATCATTGCAGCGCGTTGCGGTGTAGGACCGGCTTGTCCACCGCCAACAGACAATGCTTGTATTGGTGTCATTGGTGCGCCAGCAGTTGGCATTTGAGTGAACATATTTCGATATGCTTCCTCATCAGCCACTTGACGCTTGTACTCATCCAACTTCTGCTTGGTCAGCATCTGCTCAATGGCATTCTTCTGTGCGCCTTGGTAGCCAGCAGTGCCAGCCTCATACGCGCTGCCGAGTGCTTCACCAAGTCCAATAGGTCTTGTGGTGTAGCCACTGTTCTTCAGCAGCGACATGGCCGCACTCATCAGTGCCTGAGACTGCATCTGCTTTTGCTGCTCCCTTGACAGGTACTCGTTCAATCCTGAGTCAGCACCGCCAAACAGTAAGCCGCCAAGGTTTGATGCAAACGATGATGGCGCGACATTTGATGCTGGCACTTGGAAATCGGAATAAGGCACTGCCGCTGGATTGGCAAGTTCTCTGATTCTTGCTGTTTCAGCAAACATCTGTTGCAATTCTTCATTAGTCATATGTCACCTCATCCAAGTAAGCCGCCACTGCGCACACCGTACATCTTCAGCAGTTCTTCATAGTTCTGATTGCTGCCCATGGGCAATTGCGGCATTTCCATTTGCGGCATTGGCGCTTGTTGCTGTTCTTCTTGTTTCCCAAGAAGTGAACCCATTGATGTAAGCGCAGATTTCCAATCAAAGCCAGTAGGCATCTGACCAAACGATGATGGTGGCATCATGCCTGTGCCGGTTGCTGAATCAGCATATGTATTTCTTGGCATCGTCATACCAAGATTCATGCTTGGCTTGCCGCCATACAAGTCCATGCCAGTACCCATTTGCGGCATACGCATACCGCCTGCGGCATTGCCACCGCCAAATAAGTTCGTTAAGTAGTTCATCCGAATAAGCCTCCAAGCAGACCGCCGCCAATTGCGCCAATCGCTGTGCCAACGCCTGGGAAGATTGATCCAAGCTGTGCGCCAGCCAATGCGCCACCCAATGCGCCTGACGCAACATTGCGACTTGTTGGCTGACTTGATGTGCCTGTCATTGTTTGTCCAAGATTTGCTGGCTGTGCGCTCATCGCAGACTGCTGAAGTGCTAAACGCTGCAATGGTAAGTTGCGCTCTGCATCAAGTTTCAATTGTGCGTACTGTTGGCGCGTCAATCCAAGATTCATGGCGTTTTGAAAGCCGCGCATATTCATCTCACGCGCTTCTTGAGCCAGTCGTGCTGCTTGGCCAAAGCCAGCAGAGCGCAACTGTCCGGCAGTGCGTGCGGCCTCTTGCAGTGCCGCTTCATTTGTCAATGCAGACTGCACCCCATAGCGTGAGCCACCAAAGGCTTTGGCGGCAGTTGCTCTGTTTGCGTCTTGCAAAGCCTGCATCTGGCGTGAACGCTCGATGTCTTGCAAAGATTGCTGAACAACTTGCTCTTCATATGGGTTTTGGAAAGCCGCAATATCTTCAGCGCCAAAGGGTTTCATGCTGGCTTCAAACAAAGCCGCTTCACCAGCCTCGTAGCGTGGATCGAATCCAGCGAATTGCTGAACACCAAGACCGCCAGCCGTAGAACGCGCTAAATCTAAATTAGATAAATAAGCTGCACGCGCTGCTGGATCAATACTTGTCGTTTGCCCTTGCGTTGATGTTTGTGGTTTTCCACCCTTAGACATAAGTCACCCCTATAAATCTTTGCACATTACGAACCACTTTGGCTCGT